AGCTGAGAGCATCGTGGCCGTTGAAGCCAAAATCCCTGCCGCCGTTGAAGCCGTTAAAAACGAATTCAGCGAAATGGTTGCCGCTTTGGAGGCCAAAGTTGCCGCTATTCCTGCTGCCGCAGTCCACAAAGAAAAAGCCAAGTCAGTTCGCGCTGATGTGAACCGTTCTGTCAAAGAACAGCTCAAGGCAATCGCAGAAGGCAAGTCGTCTTTTGAGAAGCAACTGCAAGTTTTTGCAGACGAGTCTCAAATGCAAGCCTACATGACAGAAGCTTCGGCTCTGACAGGCGGCGGCAATGGTCAAGGCGGTCGTACTGCTTATGACCCTGTGTTTGCTGCTCTGCGTTTGGCTAACCCAATGCGCGGCGTGTCTCGCACTGTGGCTACCGATGGCTCAAGCTATCAGTTCCGCGTGAAGACTGGCAATGCTGGCGCCGCATGGGGCTACGCAATCCAGAACAACGGCGCGGCTACAACTGAAAACACTTCAATCTGGCAATTGGTTTTGCAAGACTTGAACGTTCAGTTCCCTATCCGTACTGCTGCTCTTGATGACATCGACGGTTTGGAAGCAAACGTGGTTGACGATATGTTGGCTGAATTCGCACAAGCCGAAGCTCTGTCGATGATTCAAAACAACGACCAAGGCGCTACCAGCTTGCCTTACGGCGGCTCTAACGGCTTGCGCGGCTTGAATCAGTACGCTGGTGCTGCTGCTACCTACGCTGGTGGTTCTACTACTGTGGCTGCTTTTGGCTCGTCTGGCACTGGTTCTACCAGCGGCTTGCACAGCTTGGCAACCTATGACCAGTTGACAACCAACGGCAACACTGTCGGTGCTGCAAACATCACCTACAAAGACGTTGTGAACTTCATCTACGCTTTGCCACAACAATACTGGACTACTGATGCCAAGTTCATCATTAGCCCTGTCCTGTTGGCTCAAATCCGTGGTTTGACAGACAGCAACGGCACTCCTGTGTTTGAGCGTATGTCTCCTCTGGAAACAAACGGTATTGTTGGCCGCTTGTTGGGCTTTGACGTTGTTGTGAACAAGTATTTGGACACTCCATCGCAAACCGCAACTGGTTCCGCTGGCACAACTAGCCTGTTCCCAATGTACTTTGGTGACTTCTCTCGTGGTCACACAATCATTGATCGTTTGAACATGGTTATGCGCCGCTACGACCAGACACAGCCCGGCTTCATCACCTTCTTTGGTGAAAAACGTCTGGCTACCTCTGTGCGTGACCCTAACGCCATCGTGCGTTATCGCTCAACTGGCACTGCAACCTGATAGTTGCCTTGAAGGGGCTTCGGCCCCTTCTCTTTTAACTCTCATTGGAACAACCATGACTATCACCGAAAAAATCCTGAACGGCATTAAGCAAGCCATTACCGAAGGTGGCAAAGTCACCATTGACCTGAAAGAAGCCTCTGCAATCACTGGTTCTGGTTCGGGTGTTGGTGGTAATGTTGTATTCGACGATGCGTTTGCCGCTCTGCGTCAAGCAAATCCATTGCGTCAAGGCTCTCGCCAAATTGCCGTGAACGGCTCTGATGCTCAATTCGTTGCCAAGACTGGTAACGCTGCAAACTCCACAAATCCTTGGGGTTACGAATTTACTCCCAACTCAGGTTCTCCTGATGTTGATACGTCCATTTGGCAATTGCCAGTGCGCGTGTTGGTTGCACAGCTCCCAATCCGTACTGCTGTTCTGTCAGATGTGAACGCCCTTGAATCTACCTTGGTTGAAGACTTGGCTCTTGAGTTCGCTCAATTGGAAGGTCAATCAATGATTTTGAACGACGACCAATCTGGTTCGACCACAGACGCCACTGGCGCTGAGTACGGTCTGCGCGGCTTGGATAGTTACCCATCTGGTTCCGTGAGTGCCTACGGCTCAAGCGGCACCGCAATGACTGATGGCTTGCATGACATTGCCACCGTGTCTTTGGGCGGCGTTGCTGTGACATACAACAAGATTGTTGCTGCCGCAAATGCTTTGCCTGCTCAGTATTGGTCTTTGGAAAGCACAGCTTGGCACATGAGTCCAGCAATGATTCTGGCCTTGCGTCAGTTGAAAGATACCTCTGGTATGCCTTTGTTCTTGGAGATCGGGGATTCTGATGGCGCGGCTGTTGGTCGCGTCTTTGGTTGGCCTGTTATTCCAAACCCATACCTTTCTGCTGATTTCCCTGTCTACTTGGCAAACTGGAATCGCTTTTTGACTATTGGTGACACCGAGCAAATGAATGTTCAAATGTATGAGCAAACCAAGCCCGGCTTCATCACCCTGTACGCAGAAAAACGTCTGGTAAGCTCTGTGCGTGACCCGTTCGCTGGTGTTCGTATCAGCGCAGCCTAAGAGGTAAAAAATGTCCGCTGATACACAACTCGGTTACTTGAATTACGGTGCGCCAACGCGCAATCCGTTCAACTACACAAAGACAGAGCAAATCAGTCGCGACATTGCTACGCCTTGGCTAACAATGGATGAAGTCACCAATCAGTTGAACCTGTTTGATGACGAGAGCCAAGATGGTTATTTGGCTGGCCTTGAAGTGGCTGTTCGGATGACTATCGAGGACTTCCTCGGTATGTCCATCTTCCCAACGTCATATCGTGTTTGGTATAACGCCGCAAGCTTGTACGGAACACCTTTAACATTGGACTTGCCAGAAGTCAGTCAGAACTCAAATCCAATTTTGTCTGGCGTGACTGTGAATGCGGTCAAGTATTGGAATGACAACAACCCTCCGCAGTTAATCACTGTGGACGTGTCTGAGTATTACTACGACCCATCTGGCAACAAAGTGGTTGTGGCAAATTTGCCCACGAACATCAACAGCTCGATGACGGCTCCTGTGATTTGCGAGTACACAACAGCGGCAAACCCCTTGGCGGCTTACCCCGTAATTAAACAGGCTGGTTTGCTGTTGTTGACTCACCTCTACAACAATCGTAGCGATACAACAGGCCCGATTCAGCACAACATTCCTTGGGGTGTTCAATGCTTGCTTCGTCCTTACAAGCCATTGGTGATGTGAATGTCAATCGCACGTTTTGAGAACATTGCAATCAACAACCTCACTTTCTCTGAGAGTGGGTTTGGTGAGGGCGAGACAACTCAGACCAAATGGTTTGATACTCGCGCGCGCGTATCTGATGTTGCGAACAGCTTAAAGATTGCTGACAAATATCGTCTGTATCAAGAGTTGACTCAGTTCACTCTGAATTACACGCCGAACATGAAACGAATTGTGGATGCGCAAGACCTTTACTCAATCACTTGGCGTGGTCAAGATTGGCGCATTACTGACGTTCGCGAAGCAAACGATCGCATGACCGTAATGTTCTTGTGCTACCGCAACGACCCTGTGACCGCAGTATGACGACACAACTCAATCCAGTTCTGTACGGCAAGGCAATCCAATACCAATTGGCAAATATTGTCACACCCGTCCCTGTGTACGCTTCGTTCAACCGCAATTTTGCGAAAGAGCCAAAGTTCATCACATGGCAATTGCGCAACGTCCACCAGCCTGTATATACAGGCCAGACGCAAAGCAACAAGGGCATTGATCGCCCTGTGTTCCAAATCTCTATCTTTACGCAGAAGATTGAAGATGGTTTCACTATTTCCAATCAGGTACTACAATCCTTGCACGGTTATAGTGGTCAATTTGGTAGTCCTGCTGATGGGTTCTTCATTGCGAAGGCCGATGTGGTTTGGCTATACAACAGCTATGACAACGAGCAGAATATGGCGCAGGTCTTTTTGGATTGCACCATCGACGTTCCAGCATAAGACAGTTACATCAACTCTTTTCTAAGGAAATCAAAATGGCTCTCATCAATAAAGTCTTACCCGGCTACGTTGCAACCCTCTGGTGTCAAGACGACCCAACCCCAACTCCTCTCACTGATGCTCAATTGAGCACATGGACTGCTCAAGTTGCCGCCATTGTTGGCGCTACCGCTGGCGGCACTGGCACTGCTGGCATTCAAGTTCCAGTTGAAGCTGTGCCTGCATTTGGCGCCGATGATGCCGTTGCCGCTTACTCTGTGGCTGGCGCTCGTACTGGCGCAAAGATCACCACTCAAAACCAAGTGACATCTTTGGCTGTTACCGCTGCATGGAACCCTGCCGACGAAGCTCAGTTGTTGATTCGTGAAGACGGCTACAACGGCACAATCGTACGCACTTACGTTGTTGCTGTGTATGACGGCACCGACACTGTTGCTTACGCCTTCAATGGTATGGTTGGCGGTATGTCTTGGGATATGTCTCCATCTGCCGAAGGCAAGTTCAACTTCACAATCCACCCTGTTGGCGGCAACAGCTACGGTTGGTCAAACAACGCTTAAAAATACAAAGCCTCGACATTAAGTTGCCGAGGCTTTGGTTCCAAAATATATGACACTTAAAGACAATAACGCAAGCAATGAACTTTTAGATTTTTTTGCGGCGCAAGCCAATGAAAAAAAAGATTGGCCCGTTAAAAGCGCCGAGCTTTTAAATTTTCTTTTGTCGCAATCAAAAGAAAGAAAAGATTGGTTTAGCTTTACAAGCCAAAGAATAACGGCTGTTGTACTTGCTCACGACATTGCTCGTTTCCATGCCGATAAAATAACTCCATTGCAGGCGGTTGAATATGCCTTAGAGTTAAATGAAGCCATCTACCACAAGATCATCAAAACCACACGATAGGACTCAAAATGAGCAAACTCGCCTCTGCCTTTGGCAAGAAGTATGAAAGCGCGGTCGCGCAAATCCGAACAAAGACTTTTAGCATTGGGGGTCACGAATTTAAAGTTCGCATCCCCTTGACTGCTGAAATGAACGCCTTGCAAGAGCGCATTGCAAAGGTTGATGAAAGCAAGCTTCAAGCCAAGTTTGAAGAAATGACTAAAGAGCTTCGTAATTCGCCCCCTGTTGGCGTTGAAGTCACTGAAAACGATGTCATTATTGAAGGCAAATCCACCCGTGAATTAGCGAATGCTGTTCTAATGATGGAGAGCCGAGTGGTTGAGTACATCCGATTGTTGATTCCTGTGAACGGCACGTTGGACGACATCACCTATGCCGAGATTGAGGAAGAATGGCCTCTGTCGGTGCAAATGGAGATTGTTGAGCGCGTGAACGAGGCAATCCAGCCGGGTTACAAGGACACTCGAAAAAACTCCTAAGGGATAACCGTCAGCAAGCCCGAGCATACGTTTGGGCGCATGGTGGTTGTCCCGACAACATACCAGCCAATGAAATGCAGAACATTGAGATTATGTTCAGTGACGGAATCATAGGGAACAAGGCCACGTTGTTGGCCTTGAGTATGCTTACCACTGGCAATCTCAATTCAAAGCTCAAGCCGAATTCGCCTCCTTTCACAATGAATCATGTGCTTCCATCGACACATGAGTACATCATCCCTCCTTTGAGCGATGAGGAGCAAAGAGAGCAAGCAAATCAGAAGCTAATGGCATTCATGGCCTCATCCCCCAAAGCTCCTGAGAGCTTGAGAAAGGCATTCAATGGTGCAGATATTTAAGGCGGAAGGCTTTGAGAAGCTTGAGCAACAGCTTATTGAGCTTGCTCAAGGCTTTCGTGGTGACTTGGTAATGCGCAACACCGTCACTAAAGCCGTAGATGCAGCCATGCAACCCGTATTGGCAAGCGTTATCTCCAGAGCGCCGTACGACGAGGATAACAAAGGGCCAATCCACCTTAGGGACACCGCAAGAGTTCACGCAAGAATTCCTACGGCGGCAGATAGGAAGTCTGAGTTTGTGTCTCAGACTGACGCTGTGATTGGCGTTGTGTCGGTAAAAAAGAGCGCGGTTTCACTGTCTCAAGAGTTTGGCAACGCCAGAACAGCGGCTCAGCCTTATCTTCGAGTTTCGTTAGAAAGTAATCGCGAGAATATTGTCAACATACTAAAATCAGAGCTGGCTGTGAGCATCCCTGCTTACGCGAAGAAACTAGCCAAACGGAAGATTTAACATGGCCGCATCACAAAACATTGCTCGACTTGGTATTGTCCTTGGCTTGGACTCTGGCGAACTTGTCACCAAGATTGAGGAGGCGCAAAAGAAGTTTGGCAAATTTAAGGCTCAGATCAAGCGCGATAGTGAAGATGCGGCCAAAGAAATCGTGCGCCTTGAAAATGCAACTCGTAACTATGGAAAGACGCTAACCGAAGTTGAAAAGATTGAGGAGCAGATTCGCCTTGGGAAATACAAGCACCAGCCTGACATCATCATCAATAGTTTGAAGGCTCAGGCCGCAGCGTACGACAAGGTTGCCGCATCCGCCAAGGCCGCAGAGCAGGCCAAGATGGGAAAGATGGGCGGCATGACCGCTCAACAGCAAGCCGCTCTTGGCTATCAAACAACCGACATTGTTACCAGCTTGGCTGGCGGTCAAAACCCAATGATGGTTCTGCTGCAACAGGGCGGTCAATTGCGCGATCAATTTGGCGGATTTAAGCCATTGTTTCAAGGTATTGCCGCTGCAATTAGCCCAATGATGGTTGGCATGACGGCTGCTGCCGCATCTGTTGCGCTGTTTACGACTGCGCTATATCAAGGCCGCAGCGAAAGCGAAAAGTTCCACAACACCATGATTCTCACTGGTCGTTTTGCTGGAATTACCGAAGGCCAATTTAACTCTTTGTCATTGGCAATTAAGCGCGACTTTGGTGGAACGATTGGCATGGCAAGAGAGGTCATGGACACTCTTGTTGCTTCTGGTCAATTTACTGGCAAAACGCTTTACTCTGTTGGCGCGGCGATTACAAAGATTGCAAGTCTGTCTGGGGAGTCTGCTGATGACGTTGCAAAGAACCTAATTCCAGCATTGGACGGCTCTGCCTCATCTGCGGCCAACCTGAACAAGCAATATCACTTTCTAACTTTTGCTCAATACAAGCAAATTGAGACATTGAACGAGCAAGGCAAAACTCAAGAAGCTATTAAGCTGACTGCTGACGCTTTGAC